ACTTGATAGCCTGGGCGCCGACGAAAACTTGGGCATCCGATACAGCAGCTATCTCTTCTTTTGACATCATACGCCCACGGGCTACTGCCTTAGTGAACAGTTGATGAAACGAATCAATACGCTCCTGTACGGTTGCAATCTGTGCTTGATTGATCGGAACTCCCGATACACCCACACCCTTAAACTCGCCAGCCTTGACGAGAATAACTTTCACACCTGCCTGTTTCAGACGCTCAGACTGGTCTACCAGAGTGGTATACACACCGATGCTACCAGTAAGTGCATTGCTGTTGGCAAAAACACGTGTTGCCTGTGATGCAACTAGCATGCCACCAGAGGTTGCCTGATCTGAGATGTAAGCATAAATAGGCTTCTTCTTCTTTGCACGATATACAGTATCTGCAAGATCAAATGCACCACTTACCTCACCACCAGGTGTCTCGATGTATAGAGTAATATCTGTTACTTCTGGGTCAGCGATCGCATCGCGAATAGCCATTTCGGTGAGAAGAGTGGACGCCGAACCACCTCCAAACAACATGGCCATACATGATGGACGCTTTGTCATTGGACCGATCAGACTTATCTGTGCATTGCCGTCAGCAAGCTTAAATCGTCGCGGTTTCTCAACCGTACCTTTAGTACTTGCATCTTTCATCGAGTCATTGTATGCCTCGACAAGTTTAGCATGCTGCTCTTGTTCTGCTTTAAGTTTGGCCTCGAAGTCGGCCTGCAGTTTCGCGATGTCGGCCGCGGTTAACGAGTTTGCAATACCCTCTGCTGTCCGTGCAAAGTCTTGATCTACAAGCCAATATTGACCAAGTACGGCTATAAGAGGGTTTGAAACGTCCCCAGTTTTATTCATTGGTTTTTCTTCTCCTCTTGTGATGTACCGGCCTTGTTACCTTTGTTTGCTCCGCCTTGCCCTGCGTTTCCAGACTGTCGTGAACCATCGCCGTTTGCCTGCATACCTTTACCGATAACAGACATTATGACTTCATCAGATTGTTGTTTTACTGCCGGCTTTTTGCTGACCGCTTCAGAGGCATCATCATTGGTCGTCCAACCAAGAACAACTTTGCTGGCCTCGTTGCGAATACGTACTTCTTCGGTGTTTGCATCAACTAATGCGTCGTTTGTGCGAATCTTTTCGCACCAAGGACGAACAATCGAAGTGCTTCCCTGTAGTTGTAAATGAAGTGTTAAGACATCGGCGATAAGTTCAAACACGATGTCTCGAAGTGATTCCAGACCGGCTGCATAGATGGCCCATTCAATAGAAGTATAGTTGTATGTCGAACCGTCGTTAATTCCCATCAACGTCGGCAAAGACTTAAGTGCCTGTACTAGTCTCTGTCGTAGAAACTGCAATACACCTTCAAGACCTGTGAATGAACCTGGCTGCTTAGTGTCAACCTTGCCTGTTGTATCATGTACAAGATTGTCGTCTGGACCAAGGCTTTCTACGTAATCTACAACCTCATTAAATCTTGCAGCTACCCAATCAGACGCCTTCTTCGGGTCTGTCATTCGGTGAACTTCAACGGCTACACGGTGAAGCTCTGCAAGATTAACACCAACATCAAGACGTGGCCAAGCAGCATTATGAACGGCATCTCGCAGATCACGCATCAATGCAATGTCGGCCAATGCCTCGTTGAGTGCCGTGGAATAAGGTGCTAGGCCGTACGGGTCGTCAGGTTGCTGATCTATAGCTGCCCAGAAGAAGCGATCTGTACTTAACGGAACCCAGTTGTTCCACGTAACAACCGTACTGTCTTTCTTTGCCTTGTCAATACCAGACCACTGCTGATGCTGATATGGAACTAGATCACTATTGCGATCTGGACGACCAAAAGCAATTGTTGTAGAGTCGACAGGCCATATACGATTAAGTCCAGCGAACTCACGAGAATCATCAAACGGCACACCCTCTACACATGCCATACCTGTATAGAGTAATGAGATAGCAAGAGTTCCAGCTAAACCAGAAATACCGCCAATTTCTTTTGGCAGTGATTTAATAAGATTTGCGATGCTTGCATTGCCTGCTTTGTCTACATCACCAACACTTGCATCATCGCCCGATGCAAGAGTCTGATTGGCAACATCAGGTTTATAGCAACGAAAGCCCCAGCCTTTGCTTGGGAACATTGTACGTAATGCGTTCCACTGAGCAAGGCCAATTGTTGGATGTGATGCAGGAAGTTCTAGCAGAAGCTTCATCGGCGAAGACTTCGCTAATACCTCAACTCCATCACCAGATAGAAGAGAATTAACGTATCGGCTATTACGTCGTGGTACTAGTCCGATTCCACCTCCAAGATATGGCGACCATGATCTTGTCGGCTCAGTTTCACGTGTACCTTTACCACTTGTACTCTTGCCACCAACAAGACGTTTTGTCGTAGAAGATCGTCTGTTGCTTGATGCAACAGGAACTTCTCCGTCTTGAATTGGTGTAGCCATTGGTGTTAGAAGTATCCTCTGCGTCGAGAAACCTTTTCTCTTCGCGTCATCCCTACAGACTTAGAGCCGAGCCCTGATACACTATCTCTCATTTTACCACGGGACCCCCGGCCTTGTCCATATTTTTCGGCAAGAAAATCCCGGTATTTTTCGACAACATTATCGCCATAATCATCGTCACCGTCTGACGCTACGCGATCTGCGCCAGTACGAACGTTGACCTTTGTAACCAACGACGACGCCGACGACATGTTTGGCACATCTTTGGCACGAGGGTCGTTGCCACCTGTTACACCATCAAGATGGCATACAAGATAGCGTAATGCGTCCATTCCGTGGTTAAACTCATCAATGGGCCGATCTTTTACCTTCTGCCCACTCTTTGGTTTCTCCCACACGTAAGAATCAATTTCTTGTACAGTACTTAACGGTTGCTTCTGTTCCTTGAGTTCTTTATCTTCTGTAAGAACAGTTCCACGCATAAATATGACACGTGGCTTGCCATCACCAGCAATTTTGAAGCGTGCCTTGGTCGCGTCGATGCCTTCAAGTATCGCCTTGGTGGCTGGTTCTGTACGTAAATGTAAGTGAGTTTCGAGGGTAGCCCGACCTTCTGCATCGTGGTCACACACTATAGTGTGGGGCAAATCGGCCACATAGGCCCGATCATTGAGCTTATAGTGGCCAATATCGGGGCTATAGCCCCACCCGGCAATGTCTAAAGCCTCAGCCGCGTGCTCTTCTACAAGCTTCTGAGTATGATAAATCTCACGCCATAGATAAGCACGTCCATCTGTATCTATCCACCACATTTGCAAACAGAATGGCTTTGCCCATCCAAAGTCAACTGTCCACACCCAGTGCCCGACACCGTTTGGTGGATTGAAATGATCGCGAAGATGAATCGTCGCATTGAAGTTGTCGTATATCTGTCCTTCGGATGCAGCCCATTTTCCATATCGTAGGCGTAATTTACGCGCACCTGAAAGGCCATCTAGTCGAGCTATATATTTAAGACCTGCATCAGTCCAACGCCCGATCAGCGAACTGATCTTGGATTGATGTGGAAACTCGTAGTTTGGGGCGGTGGTCGTATGCGGTGCAGTTTCAAACCAACGTGGGTTATCTTCGTGCTCGGTGTCATACATGATGTATTTGCCACTAAGGGCATTTTGATACAACCAGTGGGATGGACTATCCGGGTTACAGTCAAATAAGAGCTGCTGATAGGGCACCACACCATTACGAAGACGAGTTCCCAGAAAGTCAAAGTCTGACTCTTCACATTCGATTGCCTCCTGAACGTATATGATGTCATACTCAGTAGACATGATCTTCTGAGGTTTATCAAGTCCTGCTACATTGATCGAAGAACCATTTGGATACTCGTAAGATTGTCTATGCGATCGTTTAGCACCGTCAAGACACGGGTGACCTACAGGAAGCACCATTGCCTCATACGTAAACAAGGCCGCCTCTGAGAGAGACTCACGAGTTTTGCGGCAGATAAGAATACGGCAATTAGGATACTTCTCTGCAATGAGATGTAGCTTCTCCAGAATACCACGCGACTTGCCAGTTCCCGCAGGTCCAGCAAGACCAACAATCTCACGCTTGTCGTAGAAGATCATTGCGATGTTTCCGCGCGGGCGGAACATCTTATTCTCTACTTTAGGCTTCTGTACTACTGCTTCGTCGTTGTAGCCTTCTTTAGAATAGCCAGCATCTTTAGATACTCTTTTGAGTCTTTTGTCAAAATTATCAGCGGCCGCTTTGGCAATGATTTTGTCGACATCACGATCTTCCTCTAACGTTGGTGTATCAAGTGCAACATGGCCTTCAGTAACTAGTTCACGTTCTCGCTCGGCATTACGGAGTACCGGTGCAACAACAGCTGCCCGACCTATTCGCTCAATATGATCTAGTCGTGATGTATCGGCCATTTAGTTACTCTATACTGCATTGATGTCGATCCCAGCATACAACTTAAGATTAACATTAACGCTATCAGAATTAGACCACTGACCAAGTTCCTGTGCGAGCTGCTTCTCTATCTCGCGTAATTCGCGCAGAAGTGGTGCGTCGATATGGCCTTCGATAATCGTACGTTGATTCTCTGCAGAGCCAATAGTTTTGTATGTAATCGCAATCGTTCCAGATGATACACCAGGAATGTGAAATGACTCTCCAGACTCAAAGTCATGCACTATATCATTCTCTGCATGCTCAAGAGCCCATTCTTGGCGAGCCTCGATCACCGAAGTCAACTCGGCATGTCGTCGTTGTAGTGCAAGAATACGAGCAGCCTTTATCGACATTCCACTGTCAAAAATCTCATCTGCTGACTTACGTATAATAGCATCTACACGACGATTAAAGTCCGGACATCTTCGCCACTGTTTAATCTGCTGTGGTGACACACCGACCAATCTGGCAACTGTTGTGGGTGTGGCCAGATGAGGTGCCATAGTGAGTCCGCCAAATGCGGCCGCGGCCGATACTGCTTCTAACGTCCAGTCGAACTCTGCATCTTCAATAACAAAGCCGGCGATTTTCCTTGGCGCAGGATTTCGATACAGAGGTATGATTTCACCACGCTCGTACAACTCACCGTGGTATTGATTGTTATTGTCGTCATCTTCTGACGTAGAAGAGGCGACCGGCTGGCTAGAAACGATTGGTTTTGGCGGAGGTGGTGGCTTTGGAAGAGTAGCGGCAATCATACCATCAATCAACTCTTCATGCGCGGCGAGTTGAATTGATTGTTGTTGTTGTTGGTCGTAGGGGGGATCATCTGTCGACGCACTGACCGAGTTATCAGCTACATCTGCAGACTCGTGGTCTGGAGAAGTCTGATCTGATGCCAATTGGACAAACGGGTGGTTGTCCGCCGGTTTATCAGTCTCGGTACTTAGAGCGCGTTTTGCGGTTGGGTCGGTGGGATACAATGAAAGCAAAGCACTGATTGGCGATGTTGGTTTCTGAATGGGCGCGTCTGACTCTGACGTTTGAGCTAGTCTTTCGTCATTATCAATCGGAGCATCATCATCTACCTTCGTTGCCATTTCGTGCTTGGTTTGCAGTCTTGCATCGGCCGTATCCATGCTCAGATGCTGCACCCCCTACTTCATCTATTATACCATGAATCGGCGTCCTGTCAAGGCTGGGCGGTGAGGTATTTTGGGGGCGGGCTGATTGGTGGTGCGGTGGGCCGAATAGGCCGTCTGGCTTGTCTGGTGGACTTAGTACGGCCGTGAGGCTAAAAGTGAGCCTGGTACTGGTCTTAGGAGGACCTATAGTAAAGTTGTCAGTTTTGAATGCAAGTCTGTGGAATTTTGGTAAGCGCAAATGAAAGTTATCAGTTTCAAAATGACCTGGAGTGTATAATGGACCATTGAGCGATTTTTGGGATGATATTATATAATCATAGAGAGGCGAGATGAGAAAAACAAAAAACCTCTCTCTCTATAGAAAGAATGAAAACAATGACTATCACTACAACTGACCGCACTCCTGGAGATACCTCCAAGAGCAAGAAGAGCCTGGCGCCTAAGCTCGGCCTGAGCCTGATCGAACTCGAGAAGCGCTCTATCGCCTGGGTGCCAGCCCCTCTGACACCTGAGCAGAAGGTCCTCATCGCCTCGGTAGCCGAGGCGAGGTCAACCAAGGACAACGAGGTGCCAACCTACAAGGTCCTCCATGACCTCATGATGGATGCCCTGGCCAAGGCGACGCCTGGACTTGAGAAAGAGGCTGCCGCCATCCTGGCGAAGAAGGCCGAGGGCGAGACCGAGGAGGCCCTTCAGAAGAAGGCCGAGGCGCTCCAGAGAGAGATGGCGAAGCTCCAGGCCATGCTGGCGGCGAAGAAGAAGTAAGGTGACGGGGGAGGTGACTAACCCCAACACCGACCAACACTATGAGCAGACAACACAACATGTTACTGTGGTCAGGCATCACCTGTATACTGACCGCTCTGATACTACTAGCGATAAGAAAGATACTACAATGATAATGACCGTCATACTAGACCAGCGCTCTCTGAAGCCTGTACTCTCACTCTCTCACAACAACATGGATGCCGCACAAGACGAGGCCGACCGCATCAATGAGGCCAACAAGAAACTTGGTTACAACTACCTCGCGATCGTCGAGGTTATCCACTAGAAAGGAGCGCGGGGAGGTGACTAACCCGCATACACCATGAAGTTCAAACGCAACAACCGATTCCGCATTCGCACGGTGCAAGGCACCTACTTTGTGGCCCGCGATGGCCAGCGCTATCAAACCTACCACCGCATGATGGGCCGAGCGCATATCGTCAAGACCTGGATGAGGATAGTGGAGGCATAGCGTGACACAAATACAATTCGCCATTAGCGGACATCATATCGAGATTTGCAACCGTGAGCGGGCAAACATAGACATGACGGCAAGCAATCGTATACTTGAAGCACAATACAATCACTATTGTCAAGGTGCAGCCGTTCAGCTTATCGAAAACAACGTAGAAATTGCTCAGGCATACGCGATAATTGCGCGCGAAATCTCTCTCGAGTTAGCATCACGATACTAGAAAGGACGCCCGAGGTGACTAAGGGCAATTCAATACAATGAACGAAAAAACAGTCAAGCAATTACTTGCTACTCTTAACGATCGGGCACTCACTGACTCATTGCAAGGCACATATGACGAACTCGTAAACTTTGCCTTAGCAGAACCTAGCCCAGAACAGCGAGAGGCTGTTGTTGAAACAGCACGTATAGTCCAGCTCATCAAGGAAGAAATTACGCGTCGCAAAGGTTAATATTATGAAAACGATCGCTCTACTTCTACTCTGCGCCCTTATAATTGGCTGCCACAGCAAGCCAACTCAACGAGAGCTCAAGCGTTGGCATGACCAGGATATGCGCATCGAGGCGAGAGCCGCGAAGCATGATCGCTGATCGCTACACGACAACTCACGCAAAAATCCTCAGATGCTCAGGCATCTGGGGATTTTCGCATTCGTCGTCGCTTCGCGCTTTTAGCCTCGGTCGTGGCTGCGCCAACGACACGCTTCGCTCTTCGGCGTCATTAGCGCCAAAGGCGCTACGGCCCCTCCCTAGCGCGCGAGTGCATGTTTTCGTCACACTGCACAAAACGAGCGCTATAGCGCCTTAGCGCTATAGCGCTAGCGCTCTCCTGCGTCCTGGCGCGCGAGTGCATGTTTCCAGGCTGCTCCGAAGTTTTAGCGCTATAGCGCGAACCCCTTTCAGACGCGCGAGTGCATGTTTCTAGCGCCATAGCGCTTTCGACAGAGGCAAATAAAAAAGACCGCGCTTTCGCGCGGCCTTTCTATTCACACTCTCTACAACTGCGACCTTTCATAATGAGCAGGAATTGTAAAATCTTGCAAATGAATGATGATTTGCCAGACATCACACACGCGAAGATTATCAATCTGCTTTCCAAGTTCAGGATGCTCATTGTAGATAGTGCTATTGCATATCAGAGCGAAATCTTTATAGAGTGCGTCTCTGGTCCAGTTTGCTGGAGAAAAAGACTGCAACAAAGCTTTTTCGATCGCTTCAAACAAATCTTGCGTAAGTTCGGTAACTTGCATCATCTTAACCTTTCGCCACGAAATCATGAGTGCAACCATCTGTATTGTACGAATCAAACACGCCGTCCATCACCTCGATGCCGACTGGAGATTCACACTTGAATGTATCTGAGTTCGCAGCGAATAGTGATAATGCTTGCTCACCATCAATTAGCATATTCATCATATGAACGCCTTCCCTTTCTCCGCTCCAGTGGTTCACAACACCACTCTCTACCTCACCACTCAATTCACCGACGCAAATTCTAATCACGCGGCCTTTATACTCGAACACAACCTCAACAATCTCGCCCTCAGGCACTACGCTCTCAATTCCAGCAATTTCAATCTTCATAGCAATTCGTCTTTCTTGCGCGAGCAATTCATTCTCTGCTGCTCTCACTCTTAAATTATATCACAATTCGTTAGCGCTGTCAACCCCTTAAATTCGCTGCAATTCAAGAACAGACATACACCGACCAGACCAGGACACCAGAACTCCACATACACACAATTCGCGGCCGCTTTCTAAAACAGCGCCTGCGGCCAAGATGCGTGTTCCTCAATCTCTAGCGCCATAGCGACTCGTCGCTATATCGCTAGAGCGCGCAGCCCCTAGCGCCCAGGCGCGAGTGCATGTATTCGGCGAACCACAGATTTCTACGTGCCATACTGAGTTTGAAATCTACTGAGACACTATTGCGCAATATAAAATTGTGAGTTTTGGTCAGAACGACGGCGCGCAAAGCACTGTTTTTTCTGCTTTTCCCAGTTTTGTCGTGTTGTATGTAGTCAATTGCGCTCAAACATCGAAGCGTACCTTAAAAAAGCCTCATTTTCTCTAAAAATTGAAAAGTGGTACTTTTGTCACTAATACATTTTATAATATAATAATATAATAATAATATTATTATTATTATATTAATATAACACACACACACTATAGACACAAAATTTTTGAAATTGTCCAAAAAGCAGTTACTATCAATGACTATCAGCATCCCACTTCTACTCGCACTAAAATCCACTAATAAATGAACTAAGTTCAAGAAAACACACTATAACTCCAAAAAGATCACGCCATAGCATAAAATAGACCTTGAAAGCGCCCACCATATACGATATAATAGATTATTCTAAGCAGCAGACCCAAAGGGAACAACAATACAATGTCAACGACCACAACAGCAAAATCAACCACAACACGCAATCTCAGGAATCTGTATCAAGAGTTCACGTCAGACACCAGGATGCGTCCATCGAATTACAGCAAGAAATCTCTTGCAGACGACTGGACACTTGTTCTTCCACTGTACATTCCATCACTATTATCAACGGCGGCTAAACAACTGACGTCTTCATCAAATTCAACATCACGTCACTTGTACACGACAAATGTACATCTTGAATTCGTCGCAGATTCTCAATCATCATTCGGGCGTATAATCTACATCAGCATTCCAGAACTCAAGCGATACACCACATCGAATCGCCACGAATTGAGCCGCGGACTATCACTTGGCGAGGCTTATGATTTCTACACCAAATTGCCTGAAGACATTCTGCTAGAGATCGTGAATACATTATTCACATTCCCTACGCAATCACAGATCGACGGCTCGAACTCACCGTTGCGTGAAACACCAAACACACCAAATTCTTCGTCGGTGTCGAGACGTGCAGACATTGAGAGATTGAAGGCACAAGAATATCGAGAGCATCTGAAATCAACTAATGCACATTATGAGTTCCGCAATGGAACATTGTACTTCGTATCTGATCGTGCACAGACACACCGAATAGACCAGATCAACAAAATGAACGAGCGTGCTGATGATGAAGCGATGATCAAGACAATTCGCTTAATGATAAACACACTAATCGCGGCCGATGAGTTTACGGCGGAGACACTCGAATGTATGTACGATTTGTACCGAGAGCATGAGGTAGAAGAAAGACAACCAGACAATACTACAATCACTGTAATCAAAGATAAGACGCTCCTGGTTACGAGAGCGATTCGACAAGAAGAGAAGGCCACACAGCGAGCGATACTTGCTCAGCAGAAGAGACTGCAAGCGAAGATCAATCGCATCAATCAACAACTAGCGGCGAAAGGTAATAAGTAAAATGCGTTATGAAATAGTTTATGTCATTGGACAACATGGCAAAGATGTCGTTGAAAAGTTCGTCAATCCAGACGATGCGATTGCACACTATAACACCGTGTGTAAGACCGTTCAGCAGAATAGGTGCTCAAATGCCTGTCTGTATCAGATAGTTGACAATAAGAGAATGCACGTTACGACGTATACATTCTGGCACTGCTTCGATGGCAAAATAGTCTCGAATCGTGAAGCTGTGACGAAAGACTACAACGTTCTGTCGTATATGCCAACTGACAAGGTAATGAAACATCAAAGATTCACACAACCAGAGTGGGATGCGCTACTCGCATTCGAGGCAAAGTATCGAGAGGTGACGATATGAGACTGTACGGAAAGATACGAATTGTGTCTATAATCTTAATCGCAATAGCGATAGTTATCGGATGCACATCAGAAGTCACTTATGTCGGTGTCGATCTCGTCATGACATTCGGTGGTCATGATGTGAGCTACATCGGTGGTGTCTTAATAATAGGCATAATGATGTTCATCTATAGTTTGCTATTACAAGAGACACAAGAATAGCTGGCGTGAAACCCGTGCGGCATCGACGATCAAGTGATCGTCGGTGTGTCCTCGAATAGGGGAAGCTAAGGACAACTACAACAATGAAAATATTCGCATATGTGAAGAGAAAGCATAACGCCGCTGAACGATTCTTCTTCACTATCACAAACAACACAACTCAAGAGCTTCGCGAAATAGGTTATATGCAAGGAATAGAATCTGTGCAACGAGAGACACTCGCAACGATTCATGCATACCGCGAAGATGAAGAGATGCAAGTAACTGTTCTGTCACTCAAAGAGAAACTCCTGCTGCCTGAGTTTATGGCGATCTGTCATCAATTGTTCTTCGATACTGAACACACAATGGAAGAGAAGATCGTCATGTATAAAGATGCAAAGAAAGTGATTGATGGACTGGCATGAGTAACATCATTAGACGAGTAATGGAAGGTAGCCGCGAAGTATATCGCGGCTCGACAAATGATTGTTTTGCCTTTATTCAACGCGAAGTAATGAATCGCAAACTAATCTATACAGGCAAACAAGACGACTACATCTACACATACAAGCAACCTGGCTTTCAACATCCGGTATGTTTGTCGGTGTGTAGCGATAATCGAGCAGGGGCAAAAATATGACCTTGATAGCGCAATAGATTCATGATATAATAACCATGTGAGAAAAGAACTTCCATTGGTGTGTAAATCATGCGAGCCACCGACAGCAAGATCTGTCGGTGTGCTACTCGCGAAAAGCGAGAATGGAGAATGAAAACAATGAACAAACCACGTTTGAACATGCAAGAGTTACTGCGTAATGTACTCGGTCACGAAGATCCTGGTGCGCATACCGAGATCATACAAACTAGATTTAATACGTTCGGTGGTAAGAACGAACTTGACGAAATTATCGAGATTGACACTTACAATCGTCACAAATATCGTAAAGATCGCGATTATACGATTCAACCTGTTCGTCTAACAATTGCTCACCGAAACAAGATGCGAAACATTAAATTGATAGATGATATGTATCTTGCCGTTCTGAAGATTCTGCATCTAAATCATCACATCTTCGACGGTTATCATCCAGAGGCGAATGCAAAAGAATATTCAATGCGCATAGAACGTGGAATGTTCAATTTTACTATAACGTCTCAACAAGAGAATACGATGATATTCGAGTTCAACGAAACATCGTCGACTCAATTAGATGCAACAATCGGAATGATCGCTGCTGCATATGATGATCTTGGATGTCCAGATCGTATTTATGAATTTGCAATGGATTATGTGAGTAAACAAAGAGCTTTGCGGTGGTTCAAGTCAAAGCGATCAAACGAACCCGTGTGGTACGATACTAGCACATCTGAGATATTCTATTACGATGTAGAGATGCCGGACAATATTACGATCGACCCTGAAGACATAATCCAGGCATATGTGTACAACTTGAGTGTCACAGATACACCATTCTATGTGTACATCGTGGTCATTGACGAAGATTTAGTGAAAATGAAGAGCAATGGACCAGATAAAGATGCAACGGCGATCGGACCTTATTCACTTACACTAGGAAACGTAGAATATCTTGGTTGTCTTGATGAACTAGAGCAAGAATTGTTTCAATGGTGTATATCTGAAGGTTTGATTCCTGACTGCGCAAATTGGTAAACTCGTTGGTGTGAAAACCATGCGATTCGCGGCCGCATTTATTGCGGTCGCGTTTACTCGCGTAAAGCGAGAACGAGAGGTAACTATGTTAGAAGAACTGAAAGAGTCGATAGCTGAAGAGATTTATGCTGTCATGACATTCGGCACAGTGCATAATGGAACAACGCGTGATTCGGTGATTGAGATGACGCGCTGGTTCGTCAATAACAACAAAGATCAATACTCGTGCTATGTGTGGGTTGCAGACGAAGATCATATCGACGGGTACTACATGCGTTGCAAAATGACTGTCACTTTCTTTCTGAACACAACATTCGTTAAGAGTGTAGAAATCAGCGACTACGAACAATCGGATAGCTTTCATGTGCAAGAATAAAATGCAAACATTTACCGTTATCGGCATGCGCACTCTGATTCTGCGATCAGAGTTCGACATCGTTACAACATCGGCTGAGAAAGCACAACTAATGTACAACTTAGTCGGTGAAGTTCTGTTAAATGCAGATCAGGTTGACGGTATAGACGACACTACGGCCAGGAAGTTGTTACAACAAAAGGCTGCTGAGAACAATCTGTACTATGACGAGCTGGTAACGGTGTACAAGAAGATGCGTGCAAATGTCGAAGTAGAAGATTCAGAGCCGTTCGTGGCCGCGACAGCGATCAACATAAAGGACAAAGGCCAATGACTGACGAAGAGAGAACTATAATAGAGATTAATAAAGAATTTTTGCGTATTCAAGAAGAGATTATTAATCTAAGAGAAAAAGCATTTATGTTTAGTGAAAAGAGAAAGATCAAATCGCTCAATATCACAGATTGCTTCTTCGATCTGATAACAGCAAGACAAAACATAGACAAGGCACATGTGCGCTTTAAGTCTGCACATAAAGATATGATAATTAGATTGCATAAAGTAGACCTTGATAGCGTTAAAGATTCGTGATAGAATAATCATGTGAGAGAAGAACTCAGACACTCACACAGAAAGCGAAAACATCCAGTATGCCAAGAATCAGTTATCCAAAGCCGGGCGAACTCGTCATTGTGACCATGGGCACAGACGAAGGCAAGATCGCCAAAGTTGTACCAATGACATTGG